AACAACGGTAACAATATCAGTATTGGTGACTTGTTTGAAAGACCGGATATCGATGCAGCAACCGTTGAACGCATTGATTTAAATGATGCCCATAGCATTGGTTTCGATGGCAATTCAAATCTAAAACTTGGTAACTACGAACGTAGTATTGGATACAACACTGATTTGATTGACAACACCAGCACAGCAACCGCAATCTTCTCAGTTGATAGCACACGACATGCTGGATTTGAAGTTCACTATTCACTAAAACGCGGCGATGCAGTGCGCACTGGTAAGTTTACTTGTAGCTTGCCATATGGATCAAACTCTATTTCATATAACAACGAATACACTGAAACAGCAGCTACTGGCGTTAATTTCAGTGCAACTGATTCAAGCGGAACTATTTCTTTTAAATATACAACAACATCTACAGGAGCAAATGCTGACATTACATATAGTATTGTCAAGTATAAAGTCTAATGTGGCAACCAAGATTTGACGATCGTCTATTAGAATGGCGAGAGTTGAGAACACAATCTGCGCAATTTGATTTAGAAGATGCACTTGTCGCTGTTGATCAATGGTGGCAACGTGCTCCACTTACTAGTCACTACTTGCATTTAGATGAATATGAAAAATGGCCACTTCCGTGGGATCTTTTGGCAGATGATATCTATTGTGACCTTGCAAAATGCTTAGGAATCGTGTATACTTTAATACTAATAAAGCATAAGGATATACAATCTATTCGTATTTTGCAACTAGAAGATTTCTATGTAGTAGAGGTAAATTCCGGCTACATACTAAACTATATTCCTAATGAGATAGTAAATACAAACACACTTCCAGATTTAAAAATCAAAAGATCGTTATCAAGCGACAATTTAACAATAGAATAACAAGAGGCAAAAATGAGTGATATTACGGTGACCAAGCGTGACGGACGCAAGGAACTTCTTGACCTTGAGAAAATGCACAAGGTTGTATTTTGGGCTACAGAAAACATTACAGGAGTTAGTGCTTCTGAATTAGAACTAAAAAGTCACTTACAATTTTATCAAGGTATTTCAACACCAGATATCCAAGAAACATTAATTAAAGCAGCAGCAGACTTAATCTCTGAAGAGACTCCTAACTATCAATATGTTGCTGGTAGACTTATTTGCTATCACTTGCGCAAAGAAGTGTATGGCGATTTTAAACCCTGGCATATACGTAAGTTAGTAGATCAAAACGTAAATCTCGGTTTATACGATCCTGAACTTCCGGATTTGTATGATAACGCAGAATGGGACTACATTAACTCGTTTATTAAGCATGAACGTGACGAACATTTAACATACGCAGCAATGGAACAGATGCGTGGAAAGTATCTTGTTCAAAATCGTGTCACTAAGAAAATTTATGAAACACCGCAAGTAGCATATGCTCTAATTGCTGCTACACTATTTTCTGATTATCCTCGTGAAACACGTATGCGTTGGGTGCGCGATTATTATGATACAATTTCAACACATCAAGTAAGTTTGCCAACACCTGTTATGGCAGGTGTACGCACAAGTCAGCGTCAATTTAGTAGTTGTGTACTGATTGAAACAGACGATTCGCTTGATTCAATTAACGCAACTACAAGTAGTATTGTAAAGTATGTTTCGCAGAAAGCAGGTATCGGTGTAGGTGCAGGACGTATTCGTGCTATTAAGAGTCCTATTAGAAAAGGCGATGCTTACCACACTGGTGTGATTCCTTTTTACAAATTATTTCAAGCAGCAACACGTTCTTGTTCCCAGGGCGGCGTTAGAAATGGTGCAGCAACATTGTATTATCCGCTCTGGCACTTAGAAGTTGAAGATTTGTTAGTTCTAAAGAATAACAAAGGCACAGACGATAACCGTGTACGTCACATGGATTATGGTGTACAGTTTAACAAGGTCATGTATGAGCGTTTGTTAAACAACGATTACATTACATTGTTTTCGCCTAATGATGTTCCCGAAGTATATGATGCTTTCTTCTCAGATGTAGACTTGTTCCGCGAACTATATGAACGTGCAGAACGCAATACACATATTCGTCGCAAGCGTGTCAAAGCCATGGACTTATTTGCACAGTTTGTACAGGAACGCAAAGACACAGGACGCATTTACTTAATGAATGTGGATCACGCTAATTCACACGGTGCGTTTGATCCCGCAGTTGCTCCAGTTAAACAATCTAACCTATGTTGCGAAATTAACTTGCCGACTAAGCCGTTAAAGGATGTATATGACGAAGAAGGTGAAATCGCATTGTGTACATTAAGTGCTATTAACTGGGGTGCGTTTAAACATCCTGAGGAGATGCAACGTGCATGTGAACTTGCAGTACGTGGATTGGATAATTTGTTAAGCTATCAGAATTATCCTATTATTGCAGCACAAATTGCAACACAAGGACGTCGTCCACTTGGAGTTGGTATTATTAACTTAGCATATTGGTTAGCCAAGCACGGCACAAATTATTCTGACCCTGATTTAAAACTAGTTGATACATGGGCACAGCACTGGAGTTATTACTTGATTAAAGCTTCTGCTGATCTGGCTGTCGAGAAAGGTGCTTGTCCGTGGTCAGACCAAACCAAGTATCACAATGGTGTGCTTCCTGTAGATACCTACAAATCAGACGTTGACGAATTAGTTAAACACGAAGATGTTGTTGATTGGAAAGCATTACGCAAACAATTAAAAGAACACGGAATTCGCAACAGTACACTAATGGCACTGATGCCAGCTGAAACTTCAGCACAGATTTCAAATGCTACAAATGGCGTGGAACCACCACGCAGCTATGTATCAGTTAAACAATCCAAAGACGGTGTACTCAAGCAAGTGGTTCCAGAATTCCGTCACTTAAAGAACAAGTACGAACTGTTATGGGATCAGCGTAGTCCATTAGGTTATTTGAAAATCATGGCAGTACTACAAAAGTATATCGATCAGGGCATCTCTGTAAATACTTCATATAATCCACAGTTTTATGAAGATGAAAAGATTCCAATGTCAGAAATGCTACAACACATTTTATTCTTTTATAAAATGGGCGGGAAACAGTTATACTATTTCAACACTTATGACGGGCAAGGTGAAATTGACGTTAATAAGTTAACAGACGAGGATGACTGCGAATCATGTAAGATTTAAGGTGAACACTATGGCTAAGAAAGTGTTTCCAACAAAAAATAACAAACATTTAACGTCATTGGCGTTCCTAGATAAAAACGGTGGAGTTGGCTTACAACGTTACGAAACAGTAAAGTATAAACAGTTTGATAAGTTTACAGACAAACAGCTAGGCTTTTTTTGGAGACCAGAAGAAGTTGATACACTCCGTGATGCCAAAGACTTTAAAGACTTAAATGAACACGAACAGCACATTTTTACTTCTAACTTAAAACGTCAGATTCTTCTAGATTCTGTACAAGGACGCTCTCCTAACTTAGCATTGCTACCTATTGTTTCAATTCCAGAACTTGAAACCTGGATTGAAACCTGGGCATTTAATGAAACTATTCATTCGCGTTCTTATACACATATTATTCGTAATGTATATGCTGATCCAAGTAAAGTATTTGACGAGCTACTAGACGTTAAAGAGATTTACGAAACATCACAAAGTATTTCGCAATATTATGATGATTTAATTGAAGCATCGACATGGTATCAAATGTTAGGTGAAGGTAAGCATAGAATCAACAATGATATTATTAATATTGATTTGTACGATATTAAAAAGAAACTGTGGCTTGCTATTAATAGCGTAAACGCATTAGAAGGCATTCGTTTTTACGTATCGTTTGCTTGTTCGTGGGCATTTGCTGAACTTAAGAAGATGGAAGGTAACGCTAAGATTATTAAATTAATCTGCCGCGACGAGAACCTACATTTAGCAAGTACACAAACAATGATTAAAATCTTACCTAAAGATGATCCTGACTTTGAAAAGATTCAAGAAGAAACACGCGATGAAATTACACAAATGTTCATCGATGTAGTTGAACAAGAAAAGCGGTGGGCAGATTATTTGTTTAAAGACGGGTCAATGATCGGATTAAACGCACAACTACTTGTTGAGTATGTAGAGTGGATTGCCAACAAGCGCATGACAAGTTTAGGGCTCGACACTCCATACAAAGGCGGATCAAATCCGTTACCGTGGACACAAAAATGGATTGCCGGCGGTGAAGTACAGGTTGCTCCACAAGAAACAGAAATTTCCAGTTACATAGTAGGTGGCACCAAACAAGATATTACAGAAGATACATTTAAAGGATTTAGTTTATGACGGATTTACTAATTACATTTTACTTGAGTTATGCAATTGTATTTGTAATAACAATTGGATACGTACATAGGCACCTGGCTCATAAAACTATAGAATATTCGGTTGCAATGGTAATAATATCTAAAACATTAATATGGTTAACATCACCTTTTAAGTATGATATATATTATGGTCGCAATTGGATTGCTAGGCACATTAAGCATCATATGAATTCAGATACCATTGATGACCCGCATAGTCCTTATTTTAGAGATGCAACGAAGTCGATTAAGTTACCAGTTAGTGAAATAACAGAAATATTAAAAAACACCAATAGTCAGGCACCAGTTACAGCATTAGATAAATTCTTTGAAAAATATCCATATGGAATACTTATATTAACTGTAATTTCCTTAATACAGTTTGGTTGGTTGGGATTACTTTTTCCTATATTCTTGGGATATATGGTAAAGTTTGTAATAAGATATGGAAATCATGTGTTGCATGTGTGGCCGGGATATAAACACAAATCGCAAAAAGATCAAGCAAGAAATATGCCATGGTTTTTTTGGATTTCTTTTGGCGAAGAATTACATAGCAATCATCACGTAAATCCAGGATCTCCAAATCTTGGTATTAGATGGTGGGAATTCGACGTTACATATCTGTTTATGAAGATCTTATCTTGGGTTAAATTGGTTAAAATTAATAATGTTGATAATATTAATAATACTAATTTGAATGATATTGAAATGGTTGGCTATGGAAGCAAACAATGATATATTCTCGTGTACTTAGCACCGGTGGATTTTTCCCTCCGGGTCTGTTAGATAATCGTACTCTATCAAAAAAGTTTGATATTACCGAAGACTGGATCATGCGAGTAAGCGGCATCGAAACCCGGCATGTTGTTAGCAATGAAGTAACATCAGATTTAGCAACTGGAGCAGCAAAACAAGCGATTGAAACAGCAAATATCAATCCAAACACAATTGACTTAATTATTCTAGCTACTTCGACACCAGATCTTCTCTTACCTAGCACCGCGTGCAAAGTTCAACACAATCTAGGAATAAAAAATAATTGTCCTGCGTTTGATATTAATGCTGTTTGTACAGGATTTGTATACGCATTACATGTTGCTGATCAATTTATTAAGGCACAATCGTCTAAGAGAGTGTTAGTCATCGGCGCAGATGTTTTTTCAAATAAATCACCAAGTAAATCTGCCGAAACTGCAATTTTGTTTGGCGACGGCGCTGGCGCTGTTATTCTAGATGCAGCATCAGAACCGGGAATAATATATTCGCAAATACACAGTAATGGAGAATATAAGGATATTATTTGGACTAGCCACAATGACGCAGGCATGGATGGTCAACGATTATTTAAACAAGCCGTGCTAACGCTAGGACAAGTCATAGTTGACACATTAGATAAAAACAATTATACTATAGACGATATTAACTGGATAGTTCCGCATCAAGCTAATATACGCATTATAAATGCAATTGCTAAAAAATTTAACGTGCCAGACGATAAAGTTATACAAACAATCAAAACACATGCAAATACAAGTGCGGCAACTGTTCCGTTGGCGTTCAATGAGGCTATTCGAGATGGAAGAATAAACCGAGGTGACGTGATATTAATGGAAGCATTTGGTAGTGGTCTTACATGGGGGTCTAATCTTTTAAGGTATTAACATGTATATTTCAAACGGAAAAACAACAGTAATTTTAGGATATAAAGAAAGTACTTACACCAGAGAACTATTTGCGTTTTGTCCGGAAAACGACAAGATTATAATAAGTCCAGAAGACTTTTTAAAAATGAACAATAAACAAAACTATCAATATGTACTAGGATTTTCTAAGGATAAAGAACAAAGACAATATATAATCAATAAGCTCGACGAAGAAGAACTTTTCAGCCCAACCTTTATTCATGATAGCGCAGCAATTTATACAGATATTTCAAACATTGGGCCAGGAACATCTATAACTGCGTTTTGCACTGTAATGACCGGGGCAAAAATTGGAAGGCATTCTGTTTTTGAACCTTACGGGCTGATTGCACACGATGTTAACATCGGAGATAATTGTATGTTTCGGTCGGGTGTTATGATTGCTGGCAAGGCCACTATTGGAAATAATGTTACTATCGGTTTGAAATCATCGGTTATTGAAAGTGTTTCAATTTGCAATGATGTTGATGTCGGTAGTTTAAGTAATGTAACTAAAGACATTACTGAACCAGGACGCTATCTTGGGTCCAGAGTTAAAAAGGTGTCAGATTAAAATGAAGTTTAGAAATCCATTAACAAATGATCAAAAAGTAAAAACATTAAACGCGATTGTTTATATCGTAGGAATTTATACACTCGTGTTTCATTTCAGCTGGTTGCTATTGTGTTTGGGATTGATATCGGGATGGTTCCTATATCTAACTGGATTTCATGGTAGTCTTCATATGTATTCTAGCCATCGTGCATTTCGGCCGCGTAATAAATTCTTTAAATATTTGATATTATTTGCCGGCACTATGACCGGTGTTGGCAGCAATATTATGTGGGCAGCAACACACCGCAAACATCACAAGTATTCGGACCACGAAGGAGATCCGCATTCGCCAGTGTGTCCTGCTAGTGGAACACCTGGATTGTGGCACAACATTAAACTTTGGTTTTATTATTTTCCAACGTACCATATTAATGTCAGAACGGTCAAAGATCTAACAGTTGACAAAGAACATAAATTTTTTCACAATAATTACTTCAAAATTCATATTGTTTTTGTATTAATGCTAGCATTAATTGATCCAGTTTACATTGGTTATTTTTGGGCATTGCCAATCTTGTACGGGTATACAGGAACTAACTATATTGTAGTAACTTGTCATCTACCTTGGTGGAAGGAAAAAATTGGTTATACTAATTTCCCAGAACAAGTGGATAACAGTTATAATAATAAGATTGCTGCAATTTTGTTACCGGGAGAAGGAAATCACGAGAACCATCATGTTAATCCAGGTGCGATTAAAAATGCATTAGCACCCGGTGATATTGATCTAGGATGGTGGTGGATTAAATTAATTTCATCTGCTGAGTCTCGTGACATATCAGAAAAGACATGGAAACAAGATTATCATGCCTAAAAAGATTCCGTCACATTGGCCGATTAATACGTTATTTGTAACAGTATATTTAACCGGAGCAATTACATTAATAGTCGGATTTAACTGGCTTTTAGTTTTAAGTAGTATTATTGTTGGATGGTTATTATCAATGATGGGTATGCATACAGCAATTCATTATTGGGCAACTCATAAAACATTTGAACCAAAAAATAAACTTATCAAACATTTTTTATTAATAGTCGGAACATTAGCAGGTGTTGGTTCAACTATTAACGTCGGAATATTACATAGACAACATCACAAATTCTCCGACAGAGAAGGTGATCCTCATAGTCCTCAAATATCACCGAGGTATAGAATATGGTTTCAGCAGTTTGAAAAATTTACACCAAGCCCGAAGATTGTTGTTGATCTATTAAGAGACAAGGATCATAAGTTTTATCATAATCATTATTATAAGGTACATGCTATCTATGTATTATTGCTGGCATTAATTGATCCTGTATATATTGGATATTTTTGGGCATTGCCAATCATCTATGTTTATCAAGTAATTGGATATCTTGGTGTAGGTTTACATGCCAAAAGACTTGCAACACCCGATAGACAACCGTATAATGTAAATGATTACAGCTCAAACCAACTAATAGCTGGATTGTGGATGCCAGGTGAAGGAAACCATAATAATCATCATAAGTACCCCGGAGCCGCAAACAATAATCAACGTAGTGGTGAAGTAGATGTTGCTTATTGGTTTATTAAATTAGTAGGTAAGAATATTAATGAAATAAAAGTAGATGTTTAAAACCTTTGCAAAATTTTTAAATCAATATGGACCACGTGCCACTATACTCGTAACATTTATAACAGCATTGGTGATGTTATATGTTGGAGAAATAGAGTATATTATAGCATCGTTGTTGGGTGGGTGGATTATGTTTGGATTATCAATGATAGTTCAACATAGATTTGTATCACACGGAGTTTTTAAACCACGTAATAAATTTATAGAATATATGCTTTATAGTTGGACTGTATTGTTTGCAGCAGGGTCACCATTATCCTGGGCTTACTCGCATAGAATACATCATGTTTATACAGATGAATACCCAGATGCACAATCACCTAAAACAGTTGGATATTTAAAAACATTTTTTGCTTGGGCAAAAGTTGATGGACCATTCAGGGTTAAAATAGTTAAAGATTTATTGCGTAATAAGTCTGTTATGTTTGTACATACATATTATTATATATTTTTATTACTTTATACGTTGATACTATTATTAATAAGTCCATTATTATTTGGTTATATATGTGTAAGTATAGCAATATCTTACGCATTTTTAGGAACATTAAATACATGGGCTCATAGTGGTGACGATATAATAAATCTACCAGTTAAAGTTTTGTTCTTTGGCGAAGAAGATCATGCATATCATCATATTAGTAAGGAGACGGCAACGGTAGTAGATACCAGCGATTATGATTTAGAAGCATTTATAATCAAATATTTTTTAGCAGACAACGAGTCGCTATCATATAGGAAAGAAATTAATTATGAAGACTAGACCACTTAAAAATTACAAGGGTTCTATTGGATGTGAAGTTTATGATATAGATTTAATGAATTGCACCGACGAAGAGATAGTAGAGATTGGAAAGATTGTTGAGGATCAATGCAACGTTTTTATTAACTCTCCAGGATTAACTAAAGAAAAACACTACAAAATAATGACTCAATGGGGTACACCAAGTCGAGCGTTGGTGCACAACTGGCTAGTAGATAAAAAAGTATCAGGTCCACACTGGAGAAATGTGCTAGCAAACATTGGTTATGTAGCCAGAGGAATTCACGATAAAGACTCAGAAAAGGATATGTCTCCGGGCATGTCTTATGTAAGTTTCCGCAAAGACGAAAACGGACGCCCAATTGGTATTTTTGCAAACGGTGAACTAACCTGGCATAGTGATCAGTGTGCGTTGGATGATGCACCTAGAGTTAATGGGTTACTTAGTCTTTCAGATTCTGCTAACAGTCAGACTGATTTCCTACAAACATATGATGTATGGGAACGTCTATCCAGCGATATGCAAAGTATGATTAAAGAATTACGAGTTAAACATATATGGCGTCCTAAATGGCTAGCTGGAGACTTAGATCTTGCACAGCAAGAATTAACACGTTATAATATGGTTGCAGTTGATGGTCAAGAAACACCATTGTATTCTGAGACAGCAAACGGTCGCCCAGGCATTAAATTTCCAAGTTATACGTTCAATGGGTTTGTTGGAATGAACGACGCTGAGTCTTGGCAATTACACAGTTATCTAAGTTCATTGATTTATGATCCACAATGGATCTATCAACATCAATGGCAAGACGGTCAAGTAATGTATTTTGATCAATCAATTTGTTTACATAGGCGTCCAACAAATATCACCGATGGAAACAAACGTTTGATGTCTCGTGTAGTTGTTTATATGGATAAATTATATCCTGACGAAAAAAATAAACCAAGAGACTACGTCTTGTTTGAAGGTAAAAAATTATCACATGACGAGTTTGTAAAAGTAGTTGATGCTGATCGTTTAGAAAAATTTAAAAACTCCAAGGAACTGTATTAATATGATTAAAATTTACACAAAAACAACTTGTCCATATTGCGATCAAGCAAAGCAATTGCTGGAAGCATTTGGATTTGAATACGAAGCAGTAAATATTGAGCAAGACGCCGATGCACGTGCATTTGTATTAGGCGAAGGGCATCGTTCGGTGCCGCAGATTTATGTTAATGATAAACTGTTAGAGGGCGGATTTACCGGGTTAAACGAGGCTGGTAAAGATGGTGTACAAGCATTATTAGAAGGTTAAAATGAACGATTTAAAAACAGGTGAAATTTACAGTTTTAAAGTGACGTCTGGTGAAGAAGTCGTTGGAAAAATTCAAGCACAAGGCGCATATGAAATCGTGTTGGATCACGCAGTTAGTGTGGCAATGACACCACAGGGAGTACAAATGATTCCAAGCATGTTCACTGCTAATCCCAAGGGTAAAATCACCATAAATACTAAAAACGTAACCATGGTGTCTGAGACCAGCGAGGATGTTATTGCAGCATACACACAGGCTGTAACTGGTATTAGCACACCGAGTAAGAAGATTATTACAGGATAATATGCCACTAGTTGTTAGAATGGGAGATGTGAACAGTGCAGGAGGTGTTGCAACTTCTGGCGTCTTTACGGTTCTAGCAAATGGACGTCCAGTAGTACCTCCTGGTACCAGTGTTACACCACACCCGTGCTGTGGCGCTAAAGGTTGCGGTATTCACTGTGGAGCAAGTACTACTATGGGATCTCCTAGAGTGTTAGCTGGTGGAAGACCCGTGGTATTTGTTGGTAGTCCCGATACCTGCGGGCATTCAAGAGCTACCGGTAGTCCTAACGTTATTGTAGGATTATAATGTACGGTACTCTAAGTCCGTTAATGTTAATTGCTGGGGAAGGTCTAGTACAAAATACAGGCCTAGGCATCAACTCAACATTAACTTTGCGTATTAACACATACAAGGCAATAGGGGTAGTTAACGAATTTGCAACAGCATTGGCTGAGGCAAACGGCGTAGTTTCAAGCTCAACGCTTGGCGATATGCAAACATTTACGGCCGGAACATTTCCGGTATCGACTAATACAATCCCAGATGCATATTCTAGTAAATTTGATCCTGCAGTTTCCGCAGTAATTGCACCAGATGGGTCAACTATTTTGTCTCCAGCACAGGTTGCAGGAAATGATAGGTTTACAGACACATTAATAGCACACGCTAATAGTATTTTGGGCAACGGAGATTTAAGTAAATTTGTTGTTCAGATGTATACAGTGATGGCGTATACTGCTGCTTCGGGGATGTTTATTGATGCAGCAGTTACAACAAATTCACAATTAGGTCCAACTTTCTCTAGCATGGATGAACTTACAACTGGAAGTATTTCCAGCATTAGTTTAGCAACTGTTGAATTTGGAACAGACCTAATCAACACTGGGTTATTAATCGATTTAGACAAACTTACCACGTATGGTACTCCGCATTCGTTAATTGTTAAACTAGCAACACGTGGTCTCTTGTCCTATATTTCTGAGGAGTTAATTAAATCTGGTGTTAACCCAACTTCACTTACAACTAAAATTACTGGATTAGCTGATAACGAAATATTACCACTAGTAATTCAAAAAAAATGTTATGAAGCATTTAAAACTGTTACTGGAACTAAATTAACAAACATTAAGTCAGCGTTAAGAGTTAATATATCATCCGGCATTGACACGCTTGCGGATCTAATCGACACACAAAAGATCTTTCCTTTGTCGTATCGCACACTGTCTAGCCCTTATAAAACTGGATATAAAGCAATTTATGTCAGCAACAATTCAGTCAACGGATTATTTAAAACTCTAGGAAAAGAATATTATGGCATTTTATCTACTGGTTTAGCAGATGCTAACATAGCCATGCGTCGTGCATTGCAACAAATTAAGAATGTACAAAATCTAAGAACAGACCAATTGGGCGCAGCAGTAAAGAAAATCCAAACTAATTATGGGTTAGATGCAATTAATGCACTTGACAAGCCTTTGCCAGATAATGTATACTCATATTATACAAACAGTTTTGCAAGCGGTTCGGGTACAAATGGTAGATATTATCTAAGTGATGGTGTTGGAACTCCGGCAGGTATTACACACAATGATGCACTTTTAAATGTTATTAATACGTTGAATGACATGACTGCTAGCGGTGCACTCGATGGACTTTATAAAAGCGGAGCAAGTACCGGAGCATTTACTGTAATGATTGATTTTTTGAATGATGTTTATGGTGCTCCGGATCCAGGTGATCCTAGCGTTCCAACACCTCCAACTTATGCTACAATACCGGGAGGATACCCAGGTGCTGGATCATATGATACGTATGATGCCGGCATTGCTGCTATTATTGCATCAACTAATACGATTATTGGCAATATTGCTAGTTCTTATCCAACAGAATATGTCAATGCAAATAGTGAATATTTAAAAATGTCTGTACAGATAAGCAAAGAACTTGACACGTTAGCTGATGCGGGTGTAGTATTTGCAGATACACCAAGTAGCAAACAGAGTATCCTTGGAATGGTACAGAACTTGCACACATACGCTATTCAAAATGAATATCGCGGTCCGGCAGAACTGCTAGAAAAAATGGCAGATCTATCAACACAAGCCGGTCAAGCACTCGTAGGCGCATTGCGCGAAGGACGCAATATTTCTGCGCTAAACACAATTGGTGTTGGAATGGATAATGTTCCAGACACCCCAACTGACCCCGCCGACGGAACTGGCGAGTTTGAAGAAGCAATTTATTCAGTGGACGAAGCGATTGCTAATATTTCAACTGATTAATAACTATGAAAAATATATTTAATTTAATAAAAAGAGCAGTAGGATTTGTAATTAGTCTGTTCACTCGATCTGCTAAAGCTCTTACTACAACAGTAACGGCTGGAATTGATATAATTGACGAACATGCCGAAAATGCATTAACAACAGTTCACTATCGCCCGTTTAGAGAACAGTGTGCTACAAACGAAACATTAATCGAAGTTATTAAACATCTTGAATTAACAGTATCGTATGATCATAACTCTAGAAATTGGACTTGTTCTAAAGCAGGATTTGGAACAGCAACCGGAGATACGTTTGATCAAGCTATTGCAGAATATATTAAGCAATTTGATATTAAACCAGAACCTAAATTCTTAACAATCAATTAATGATTATGCCAGCATCCTGGATCCATAAAATGAATGAAAGCAATAGCCGTCTCCATAAGGAACGGGTTATTGAACAGGCACTTGCAGCACGCACACTTGGTGATAAATCTGCAGAATGGTTTTTGTTTGGTGCGTTTGCCGCGTATAGTCCATTCTTAACATACAATATTAAAAAAGTACCCGTTACGGAGGGCTTAACCAACCGAGAAAATCCCTGGATATTTTGGCGAACACTGCTATCAGATTTAAATGAACGTAAACTTACTGGTAACGATGCTGTTTTTGCAGTAGAATCAATGTCCAAGCGTTTTGATTCTGATCAATGGAATAACTTTTGTGCGCCAGTGATTCAAAAAGATCTGCGTGTAGGTGCCACACTAAAAACATTTAACAAGTATCTGGGTAACACAGATCTAAAAATTCCTGTATTTGAATGTCAACTTGCTACAGATTCTGCCAAGCAAGAAAAGAAAATGACAGGCGATAAAATCCTACAACGTAAACTAGACGGTGTGCGTGTTATTGTAATTTGCGTTCACGGAACTGTTGGTATCTACAGTCGCAATGGCAAACAGTTTGAAAACTTTAATCACATTATTCCGCAACTACAACGTGTAATGCCGGTAATACAAAACGCAATGAGTACACCAAACTTTGTGTTAGATGGAGAAATGATGAGTGACGATTTTCAAACACTCATGCGTCAAGCACATCGCAAGCACAATGCAGACGCTAGTGACAGTCGATTCCACATTTTTGACATCATTAACTATGGTGGCTTTATGCAAGGTGTAAGTCGTGTAAAACAGTCTTCTCGCACAGATATGTTGCATGCCCTGCGTGTGCGCATTGAAGAAGAACCAAACCTTCGAGTAGAACCATTTTTGCGTGTGGATTTAAACACAGGTGAAGGCATTGATGTAATGCATCGGTATGCCGATGAGTGTATTGCGCAAGGGTACGAAGGCATTATGATCAAAGACGCTGGCGCTCCATACGAGTGTAAGCGCACAACGCATTGGCTTAAATGGAAGCCAAACATTACTGTTGATCTTAAGGTAATCGCAGTGGAAGAAGGCACAGGACGCAACGTTGGTAGGTTAGGCGCTCTT